CTGATAATACTTGCCGAGCTCTGCGATGCCGATTTCCAAACCGCACGCAGTCGCCATGACGAGGATCTCCATGATCTTATGCAGCCCGCCGACGCGCATCTTTTGTGAGCTGATGTCGCGCTTGATTGCCGCCTTGATCAGTCCTGTGATAAAATCCGCGAGCGCAAGCCCGACCACGATTGCAAGCATGATGATGTACTTCATTTCGTTTCTCCTTCCGTTTCCGTGTCGTTTGGTGTAGCTGTGAGTTGTGCCGTCTGCCGCAGGCTGTTTGCCGATGCCGAGCCGTTGCGGATCATTGCATACAGTTCCGCGTTCGTAGGGCAATACGGAACAAACTTGTCAGAAATATCCCACGCTGCTTTTGCGCAAATCATCGGCTTGAACACGTATCCGCCTGTGAAATCACAGTCTCCAGATATCAGGATTCTGTACGCCGCGTATTTAGGCTCTGCAAGTGTAAATGTAGCGCCGTTGCCGGTATCAACTCCGCCCGTGATGCTTGTGAGTGACGCGCGATAAGTGTTTGTGCTGCCGCCAGCAGGTACACCGGACAAATAATATGTACCAGCAGGCAGCACCCTCTGATCTGCCGCATTGCCGCTGTAAAATTCAAAAATTGCCGCGCTATCATTAGTTGCGTGTGTACCTGTCAAAGTCATCGTTCCTGCATCGGCATCCCATGTACAGGTTACCCCGTAACGAGTAGCCGAGCCGGACTCATGTGTCATCTGGAGCAGATTCTTCGCGCCGCCGTCAATCAGATTTACCAGTGCGGCATCATGCTTTGCGTCCGCAGCTTCGCGGGCTGCTGTTTCCGCTGCAAGTTCCGTCTTGTCGGCTTTGCTTGCATCGAGTGCGTCAATCCGTGACGGGCACGCATCAATCTGCAAATAATCGCTTTGTGTCATCTGTCCTTCATGCATTGTGATAATCCACCTCCGTATACAGCACATAGCCGTCCTTGTCGCGGATGACTACGCCATTTTTATCGCGCCATACATAAGATGACGCATCATCTTGGATCTGTGCGACATGTACAGTTGCCGGAATGCTTGCCGGTCTGGTAAAGCTGCGCCGGTTGCCGACCGAGAAGTTGAGCGTCTTGCCTGTGATGCCGTCTTTTTCCGTTTCCGTGATTTCCAGATAAACAGCACCGCCGAGCCGCTCGTCGTACACCGTGCCTTTGTCGCCGACCTTATAACGATACATCTTACTGATATCGTCATAGATCGGATTCCCGATGCTGTCGGCAATCTGGAACGTATACGAAATCACCGGCTGACAGTATCTCCAAAAGTAGCTGTGCATGTACTGCGCAATCGCCGCCATGTCGTGACCTTCCGGCAGCGAGACCGTCACGCTGCGGACAATGTTGTGCGGGATCTGACGGATCGGGAAGCTTTCAGGCGACCAGCTCGATGCCGCCCACGCGCCCTCTCCGTCATATACGCGGATATAAGAGCACATCGTTGAGACATCGACCGTGCGCGTGATGCCGTGCAGATTGTTTCCGACACGGAGATCAAACGCGTGCTCGTCGGAATCTTCCATTTCAGAGTTGACGGAAAAGTAAAAGTTGTCGCGGAACAGCTTGCCGCCGACTACCTCGCAGAAGCCGTTGCCGCCAAGAATTGCGGCGACAGGTGTCATGCCGTCACCCACATCATTGATGTAGTTGATGCCCTCGATGTCGCTGTAATACTGGTACAAAAAGCGGTGTACATCCGAGCCAGCATAAAACGTTGACAGCATAAGAATGTTACGGAGCACCTCGTCGCCGGTCGTTCCGGCAATCTTAGGCGGGCTGTCGCGGAAAGCGCTCGGAAAAATCCAGCCGTCGTTAAGCTGGTAAAACACATGCTCCGCTGTGCACTCGACCATGTGAGCGTTAAAGTCCTGCGTCACCGACATGATCGTAAAAACCTGACCGAGTACTTTGAGGTAATTGCGCTCAACGATCAGTTTCCATTTGCCGTCCTCGTCCATAGGATGACGCATCCGGACGCTGTACTCGCCGTTAAGCACCTCTTTGACGCGGCACTCTGTCGGGCAGAGGATCGCCAAGCCGTTTGTGTTAAAATCTTCACGCTCGGCAGAGATGTCAAAAACGCTGACATACGGGTTCTGATCAACGATGCTGACGCGCAGCTTCGGAATGCCGATCATCAAGTCGCAAAACGGATATCCTGCGTTTCGCAGTCCCTCGATGTGCCACACGCCTGCGCCGCAAGGATTTACAAGCGGTTTCGCGGGATAGTCGATAAAGTCTGTGTTTGTCGGGTACGCATCCTCGACATCCGTGGGAATGTACCATGTCATGATAACACCCCCTTATGGATCGACCGCAATCGGGAATCCGGCATCGTGCAGCCATTCAGCATCACGGCATTGCGCGTCTGTACACACGATCAGGTTGCTATCCTCCGGCAGCACGACCGTCAGCGGATCGGGAACGGATACAACAGACGGGAAGCCCTCCGACGCTTTTCCGACCGTTGTGATCGGCGCAGAGCAGCGGAAAACGCTTGCTTTTGCGAGCCTTGTGACTGTTAGAGTTGTCAGATCATCGCCGTATACATCAAGCCAGCAGTAGTACATCTGATATCCTGACGAGGTGCTTGTAAAACCGAGATCTGTTACTCCGCGAGTGGCAACCTTAAAATTGCAGTATTGTGTGTCTGATGACAAGCCGACCTGACCTGAGCTGCCGGTTGCGATGATCTCAATGTTGCATGCACATGAGATCATTGTCGTGTTATTGCCAAATACAACAAAGCGCTGACCACTTGTGTTGACTGAAAGAACTCCGCTGAACGTACAGCCAGAGAATATTGTACGCGTGGACGGGACAGTTTCTCCGTCAATCTTGCCAGGACGATTTTGCAGATAAAAGAGGCTTTTGCGGCTTTGATTATCTACGACGAGATTCAGGAAGTGAAGCCCGCTGATCTCGTCGATACGTCCCTGTGACGAGCTTGCAGTTGACAGCGATTTGAAACCGCTGTTTACAAGCTTCAGATTGCGGATCGTCGTTCCGTTACCCTCGATTCGGTCGCATTTGATCTGGAACTCGGTGCTTGTGTATCCTTCCGGCTGGTAGTCGTTGATGTCCCACTCGCCATTTTCGGGGCAGTGTACGCATGTTTCATCTTGCTGGATTGCAGTCAGAAACTCTGTCCATGTAGTCGGATACGCGTCATATTGACAAAAAGACATCAATAGCACCTCCAATTTCCCGTGATCGTGACACTCGACACGTTCGACGACACCTGCAATACATTTGTCCCGACCGAAAACATCGGCAGTTTGCCTTGTGTGTGATCCATGATCGAGATGTTTTCGCCGTTCACCGTTTTGTAACAGAGCATTCTGTCGGAGTCGATCGTCACAGACACATTATTGCTGCTCTGATTGACGTAAAAAGGTACGCCGTTGCATGTGATAGTCGCGTCTGCCGGATCCATTTTGAAACGGATAATCGGTTTGCTGTATCGTGTGCCCTCGTTCTCAATCACGCCGTCCTGCGGCAGCTCAAATTCCGGATTTGCGTCCAGATACTTCCACGGATCACAGACAAACTGGATCTGATAGCTGATGTCGCTGCCCTTTGCTGTCTGCTTTGGTGTCACGCCGAGCACGCGGCGGATCCGGAAGTGATACCCAGCGAACCGCGACAGCTTCAGCAACTTTTTGCCCTGTAAAAAAGCGTAAAGCGCAGTGCTGTCAAAGCTGTTCGGTCGCCGGAGCATTCGTCCGACCACGGTGATCGTGATCGGATCGAACACTGTGTCCGGTGCAAAGCCCATTGTGTCGCCGCCAAAGTCGTACTGTGTGTAGTGCTGCGCAGCGAGAGGCGGCACGGGCGGGATCTCGATCGCCAGTCCGAGAGAGCTGCCGGCGATCCCGTCGAGCCAAAAGTCGTCACGCGTGCGCGGTTTGTAGTTATTTACTGTCATCCGATCCCACTCCCTCCGTAGCCTCTTGCCTGCTGGATCTGGTAGTCACGCAGCGCAAGGTCGATCTGCTCGACGATCCGCTGTCCGATGCCGACGCTGTTTGCGTCCGACACCGTGACATTGATCTCGCCGATTGTCACGCCTGCACCGCCTGCGCCGGAGATCTTCGCAGCGAGGATGTCCATCCAATGCGTGTTGTTTTCCAGCGGAAGGATCACTTCCGCGCCGTTCTCGCCGATCAGAGCGCGCGTCGGTGCTGTCACGATACCGCCGACCGCCATTGCCGGCACTGTGCCGCCTGTCGGGAAGTCTGCACCGTCGTCACCAGGATGCAGTTTGTCGTAGATGTAGCCGCCGATGTTTTCCCACCAGTTCACCCAGTCGTTCCACTTCTCAACAACACCGTCCATGATGCTGTCGAGGATGTCGCGACCTGCCTGCTTGAGCTGATCCCAGCACTCCGAGAGCGTGCCGACAAGCTTACCGATGATCTCGTATGCTGCCTCGCCGACTTTCCAAACTGCCGCGATGATGCCCTCGGCGATTTTTACCAGGATCTCAAACGTCGCTTTGACGATTTTCGCGAGGTTTTCCGGCTCGAAAAAGTAGTCGCACAGCGCCTCGATGATCTTTACAGCCGCATCGAGCAGCAAGTCGATGCTGTCGATCAGGATATTGACGATATTTTCGACGATCTCCGGAAGTGCGTCGATCATCGCATTGAGGCTGTCCTCGGACAACAGTCCGCCGATCAGCGCCGTGATGATGTCAAACGCCGCGTTGATCAGAGGCATGAGATTCTGCGGGTCTGTGAGCGTTTTCGCGATTGTCAAAATCGACTGGATTGCGACGGGGATCAAGTCCGGAAGTGAGTCGGCGATCCCCTGCGCCAGCGTCGTGATGATCTGCAAAGCCGCTTGCAGGATTTTCGGGGCGTTTGCGATCAGCGATGTGGTGATCGTCATGATCGCGTCAGCCGCAACGGGCGTCAGCTCCGGAAGCAGTCTCACGAGTGTGTCAACGAGCTTCAAAAAAATGCTTGTGAACGCAGGAATCAGCTTCGGGAGCAGCCTCTCAACCGCATCGAGCAAAGAGTCGATCACTGCCGGCAGCGATTCGACGATCGAATCGACGACCGGCGAGACATTTTCAACAACCGAGTCAAAAGCGTCTACGACATTATTTGCGAGCGCCGAAATGTCCGCTTCGCTGCTTCCGAGACCTGCGATCAGAGAGTGCCATGACGCGGAGAGCAAGCCAAAAGATCCGGAAATGGTCTGCGTCGCTTCCTTTGCAAAGTTTCCGTCGTACTGCTTTGTCTTGTCGAGGAAAAGCTGCATCGCGGCATTGACTTTGTCCTGCGTCGTCTCGATCTCGCCGAGCCCGTTTTCCATCGCGTAGGCTTTCAGCGTCGTGTCGTTGATCGCGACGCCGAGGTTATCCATCATCGTGAAGTTGCCTTTTGCAGCTCCGGCAACAGACTCCATTGCTGCTGACAAGTCAATGCCCATGACGGACGCCATGTCGGCGGCTCTGCGCATCGCCTTTTCCGTGATGTCCGCGGATTCCTCCGCCGCGAAGCCTGTGCCTTGCAGCAGCGCGCCCATCTTGTTTGCCGTCGCGAGGTATTCGCTCTGCGAGAGACCGAGGTTCTTGTATGCGTCTTCGCCGGCTTTCTTCATTTTGTCGGCATACTCGCCAAAAACGGACTCTGCTCCGCCGAGGTTCTGTTCCAGCTCGCCGGTTTCCTCGATAACATCCTTGACAAGCTTCACTGATGCCGCGCCGACAACTGCGAGTGCAGCACCGGCAGCCTTTGCGCCGGCTGCAAGTCCGGATTTCAGCGACTCGCCGAGAGAGCCGGACTGCTTTTCGGCTTTCTGCATCTGATCGCCGGTTTCTTTCGTTTCGGATCCGAGATCGTCAACAGCTTCGCCGGTATCGCCGGACTGCGATTCGAGATCCTTCATGCGCTTTTCGGTCGCCACGAGCTCACGCTGAAACGCGATGTACTCATCCGTTCCGATATCGCCGCGAGAGAAAGCCGCCTTTACATCTTCCTGCGCAGACTTCAGCGCTTCCAGCCGTTTCTTTGTCGTTTCGACCGACTTCGCAAGCAGCTCCTGCTTCAGCGTCAGGCTCTCCGTATCGCTTGGATTCATTTTCAGCAAACTATCGACTGCTTTTAGCTGTTTTGAGAGTGCAACAGACTGGTCAGTCAGCTCTTTCAGACCGCTGGTGACGCCGTTTGTATCGGCTTTGATCGCGATTGTAATGCCGTTGACTCTTTTCGTAGCTGCCACGTCCTCACTCCCCTAGCTTTGCTGCGCACTCTGCGAGCGTGCGCTTGTATGTCTGATACTTTGCCTCGCGGATCTGACCGGCTGCATACATTGCATCGACATCCGGCTCCATAGCCTTTAGCTGCTGATACTGCTCATACGGATCCGCGACATGTTCTCCGCGTTGTTTTTGGATGCGCCTGTCATGTGCTGCGCACCAGTCAATCAGATCGCCGGTGTTCCAGTTGTCGAGCTCCGGCAACGGAAAGCCCCTTGACATCAGCAGCTCTGCAACTTCTACTGCCGCCAAGGGGCTGCTGTCTTCTTCACTTCCGCTGCCGATCAGTCGTTTTTTGGCGCCGCCTTTGACTCTGCCACGAGCAGCGGTACAATCTGGTCAAACACGAGCCAGATATTAAACGAGTCAAATTTGTCGAGCCACTCCAGCTCGTCTGTGATCGTGGGATCAGCCTGCTGCGCCATAATAAACAGGATGTCGTACATCCACTCGGTTTCGATGCCCATGACGATCTGCGCCTTTTTTTCCTTTGCCAGATCCGGCGTCAGCTCACTGCGCATCGCAAGGATCATCCGGAGATCCGTCTGAAACTCACGCCCGAACTGACGCTTGTACCGGAGCTCCGTGCCGAAAGTCTTGCGAACGGTTACGTCCTTATCGGCAATCCTGATCGTTTTATCCATGATTGCCCTCCTATCAGCTCGATGTCACCGTGACATTGCAGGTGTCGGTATAGGTCGTGCCGCCGACGGTGATCGTCGCCGTGATGACGGACGTGCCGGCTGCGACACCAGTCACGACGCCGTCAGCACTGACCGTCGCCTTTGAGGTTGTGCCGGATGTCCATGTGATCGTTGCGCCGGCAGGATACACGCTGTCAACCGTCAGTGCAACAGTGCTGCCGACTGCGACGGATGCGGTCGCCTCGGCAATGCTGACATGCGGTGTCGCTCTGGTCGGCTCCGGAATCGTCGTGATCTTGGTCTTAGACGGGATCTCGCGCTTGACACACATGCAGTCCAGACGCGGACGGTGCGCGATGTTGTGCTGCGGAAACTGCGGGTTGAGACCGTTGCCCTCGCTCGTCGCACCAGACTGCGCGGATCTCTGCATGATGTGGCTGTAATAAAAGATCGTCGTCTTTCCGACGCCGTCAGTCGTGTCCTCGATGATCACAAGCGCAAACTGCGGATACTCTGCGCCGTCTGCGTACTCTTCGACGCTGCCGTCCTCGTTGACAGTACGACCGTACCAGTCCTCCTCGACGTCGTCGGTGACGCCGACCGTTGTGACGGTGTCGTTGTATCCCTGATTATCCTCGTAGGCGTAGACCTCGCGACCGTCCGCCCAGATCCCGCCGGAGTTGCCAGCCGGCTGCGCGTCATAGGATCTGCCGCCTGCTCTGTGATGCGGCAGCCACTTGATCGGACCGTATGTCGGCTTGCCGTCCTCGTCGATTGCGGTGATCGGCGCATAGCCGAGATCGGTGATAGTGCGCACAATGCGTGCTTTTTCGGACATATGTCATTCCTCCTCGATTTGGAAAATGTAGGTTGCGACGTGGATGCCTTGCTCCTCGTCAAAGTCGTACTCCGGATCATCAAACGCGATCTGATTTTCGGTCAGCATGCGCATGATCGCCTGCTCTGCGATAACATCACGATGCTTTGACACCAGATCCAGCGTGATCCACGGCTCCGAGTAGATCACTCTGCCGTTTGCGTGGATCACGTTCCGGAGTGTTTCGCGGTAAACGATGTACTTCGGCGGCTGCTTTCCGTCAAAGTAGCCGTATGCGCACGGGATGTTCAGCGACTTGATCGCCGCTTTCAGCTCTGCGAGTGTCATCCTTTCACCGCCTTTTCGATCGTTTTCTCCGCTTCCTGCTCTGCCCAGTTTTCAACGGCGCGGATGTGCGGCTGCGCCTTTACCCAGCCTTTCTTATTCCGCGTCCGATGTCCGTCTTCGAGCAGATGCGTCAGGCTTGCGTTTGCTTTGCTCTGGTGGATCGTCATTTGCAGCAGACCGCCGGCGTCATCGGTTTCCAGCTTCCAGCCACGGCGGTATTTTCCGGTGCGGACCGGAGATGCCGCCTTGACTTTTTTCAGCGCTGTTTCGCCGACCGTTTGCAAACCTGCACGGATCTCAGCATGCACAGCATCGCTGTACTGCTCCATTGCTTGGACGATCTGGATGCTCAACTCCTGATCAGGCATTGAGATCACCGATCCTCTCGCCGAGGTACAGATCCACGCAGTCACCGACATAGCGCACGGATCCGATCCGGTAACGCTTGCCGTCATACATCACACGTCGTTCGCCGCTGTATTCGGCGCGGAAGATCCGCAGCCGGTGTGCGAGCATAAGGTCGATCTGGTAGGCGTCCGCACGCTCGTCCTGCGTGGTCTCGTACTCGATACACGGCAGGTCGAGCGTCGTTTCCGTCTTGATCTGCTGTCCGATCTCGTCCTCCGTGGTCGATTCCGAGATCAGAGCGATCGTTCCGGTGCGGATCTTGCTTGCGGTCAGCTTGATGATTGTCCGGCGCTCGTTGTAGTCGTCGTAGTCCGCCAGCTCGTAATATTCGCCGCCGTACCGGATCCGATATCGCTGCGGGTTTGCGCGGACATCGTCCAGCGCGGCATGATACCGGATCCGGAAAATATAGCGGGATGCGTGAGCGCTGGCGTTCGGACTCTGACCGCCGGTGCTGATCGCTTTGTTGATGTTTGCGTGGATGTGCTCCGAGTCAAGCCATGCGTGCTGCGTCAGGTCATAGTGTTGCAGCTCAAACGGTCTGTCAAAAACGAGACGGTCTTCAGCCTGTTCCGCTGTCGTCTTCACTCTCGACGTCCTCGCCGGTTTCATCGTCGGTCACCTCCACCGCGTGTTGGGCTCGCAGCATGACGAGCTCGTGTTTGTAGTTGCCCTCAAAATCCTCGCTCGCATTGTTGTAGATGTAGCGGCACAGATCGAGGAGCAGCTGCTTTTCGGACGATTCCGTTTCAAAGTCCAGCGTTGCACCGGCATAGTCGAACATCTTGGACTGCGCTCTCGCGAGGATGCCGGCGACATTGCTGTCAGTGTGCGGATCGCTCCATGTAATGCCGAGATAAGTCTTAACGTCGTCGATCAGTGCCACTACTGCTCACCTCACATCAGGTCGTCTGCGGCGTGTTCTCGATGCTGCCGTTGATCGTCACGACCGGAGACGCCGCGACCAGACCGGAAATGTCAAGGAACATGAACGCGTTGATGTCATACGGGCGACCGGTGCCATAGAACTTAATCTTGTATGTTCGGAGATCCTCGACGAACTTGTACTCATCGCTGTACTCCAGCTTGCCACCCCTGCCGGTGCCGACGCCCATGAAGTACTTTTTAGCGATACCGATGATCGCCTTGCCGGAAGGAACACCGACTGACTGCACGACATCAGTCGGGAACGGCAGCACATTTCCGACATAAGTGCCGAGCGGAGTCATAACAGTCGTCGCCGGCATGACTTTGTCAAAGTAGTCAACAGGGTTGACAAGCAGGATGACACGGGAGATCGCGCGCGGCTTGCTGGTCAGACCGTCGGTTGCAAGCGTTTTGAGCAGCGTGCCGTAGGTGGCAGGATCCAGCTTTGTGACGGCGGTTGCGGTCTTACGCGCGTAGCCGGTGGACTGATTAAAGCTGCCGGTAAAGTTCCTGGTCATGCCGATCGGCTTCTTAACGCCGTCGCCGTCCACGATTGCAGTTTCCAGACCTGCTGCAAGCGCATCCGCCAGAATTGCACGGACATAGCGGTCAACCCACTGCGGACCGAGTGCGAGCATGTCCTGCGTCGTAAACATGTACGCGGAGAGCTTGCACTGCGTCAGGTCGATGACCTGGATTGCGCCGGCAAGATCCTTGGTGATCGGAGTGTTGAGCTCGTCCCACGTTGCAGCCTGTGCGCCCTGTGCGTTGAGCACCCACTTGATCGCAGCGCCGGTGTTCGTAAAGTCGATCATGTCGAGCAGCGGATAAGCTGCGCGCATATCGTCCATCACGCTGTCGATGACGGTCTGCGGGAGTGCGTTTGTGATGTTGGAGATGACGGTCTGCGCATTGCCGCGGGCAGCGGAAATGAAATCGTTGTAGAACTTGGTCTCCTCAGCGGTCAGCTGGCGAATGCCGCGAGCTGCGAGGATGCTGCGGTCAGTCGCATCGACCAGACCGGTCGCCTCGTCCATGACTGTCTCGGACACAAACTGCATCCAGCTGTCCATTGCAGCGCCGAGCGCTTCCTCGTCGTTCGCGCGGATCGCATCTGCAATCGCATTGCGCAGCTTGTCCTTTTCCTGCTTGATCTTATCGAGATTTTTCATGTGTTATCCTCCTTCAGATAAACTGATTGATGATTGCCATGCACTTTGCGTGCCGGCGTTCCATTTCTTCGGCGGCTGCCTGCTTTGCAAGCATTTCGGCAGCCTGATTTTTTGCGGTGCCGTCCGGCTCCGGATCGGCGTCTGCGTCGTCGTCGCTGTGCTTGTCGGCAAAGCCATACTCGATGCACTGCTCGGCGGTGAGGTAGGTTTCCGCGTCGAGCATCTCCGTCAGCTTTTCGCGCGTCAGCTTGTCGCCGGCACGGTCAAGATACGCCTGGATCGCAGCCGAGTTGATGACGTCGAGATCGTCAGCAGCCTTGCGCAGCTCTTTGGCGTTGCCCATTGCGACAATCCACGCATTATGGATCATCATGCAGGTGTTTTTCGGCATGATCACGGTATCACCTGCCATTGCGATGACGGACGCGATCGAGCACGCAAAGCCGTCAATGTATACGGTCTTGTGTGCACTGTGGCGCTTGAGCTGATTGTAGATCGCGATGCCCTCAAAAACAGATCCGCCGAGACTGTTGATGTAGATCTTGATCTCTTTCGCATTTTCATACTCTTTGAGCATGTCGGAAAAATGCTTAGCAGAGGTCTCTGACTCTTTCCACCAGCTGTCACTTTCAACGGTGTTGTAGATCCGGAGCTCAAGCGTGTCGGTTTTCGGCTCATAATCCATTTTCCAGCTTGTCGGTGTCTGCATTTCCCTCACCTCCTTCCAGTGCTTCGGCAAGTGTGCCGTAGTTCTTTGTGATAAAACGGACGTCAGCGTCCGGATCATCCAGTGCGTGTGCGCCGAGCGCTTTGCGGATCTCGTTGATCGTCCAGCCGGCGCCGATCAGCTTGTCAATGCCGGCAGAGTCCGCGATCAGGTCGTGATGCAGGATGCTTCCGGTGTCAACGATGATGCTGCTGCCGCTTGCGATCTCCGCGGAGTCATACAGCTTGCCGGTGAGCTCCTGCGAGATCATCTGCGCGAGCGGCTTGATGCAGTTTGTCATCATTGCCGCCTGTGAGTCCTTGATGCCGGCAGCATCTCCGCGGATGTAGCTCGGCGGAACACCAAACACCTGCGCAGCTCTGCTGATCGCCTCGTCCGCCAGCGTCTTGACAGACGTCAGGTCGTTGGTGTAGGTGCCGGAACTGCCGCCGCTGCTCTGCGGCACGTACTTGTAGCCGTCAAACAGCGGGAGCACCGCATTCGTGCTCTCAAAGTAGTTCCGAAAATACTTGTTTTGGAGATCCTCAAAACGCTCCTTGAAGTCGGCTTTTCCTCGCTCAACAGCGGAAACTTCGAGGATTCCCTTCTCTCCGCCCGCCTTTTTGAAGCGTTTCGCCGCGGAAGTCATCAGACGCTCGTACTGCATCATGATCTGCTGGAGCCAGACGGCGCGAGCGTTGACCGGCGATTGCAGATACAGCACCTCGTCAATCTTGTACTGCCGCGAAATGTTGAGATCTGCACGCTGGATGTCCGTAAACGTATCACCTTTCAGGACGTCATCGGTTCTGTTGAACGATTCCGCAAGGATCCGCTGCCCGTCAGGAAGCTCCACACAGAGAGCCTCGCCGGACAGGAGCAGCCGAGCGATCAGCTCACGCTTCCATGCTGCTGCGTTCTGATTTTTGTTCGGCTTTACATTCATGGCTGCCCATTCAGCGCCGCGCGTCTCTTTGCCGTTGCGGTAGACGCGGAACTCGCAGCCGGACAGCAGTCCGGAGATCAGATGCACAACCGCGAACAGCGCAAAAGCGTCGAGCGCTGCCTTTTCCTCGACCGTTTCGGCTCGATATGCCGAGATGTTATAAAGCCCGCTTTCCGGCGGCTTAAACATCCTGCCGAGCCAATCAATGATTTTCCCCGTTGGAATCACTCCTCTCATCCATAAGTCCAAACGCCGGACATCATGTCAACCGTCTCCGGCTCTGTGTTTGCATAAGCATCGAGCACATCGGACACACACTCCGCAGCAACAAACGCTTTGAACGTGTCTGTCTTCCGGCTTTTCGGCTCGATCTTGCCGTATGTGATATTGCCGGACGGTGATGTCACCGTCTTGCTGTTGTTTGCCATCCAGCGCATGACCGGACTGTCACCCCAGACAAAGCGATGCCCGACAAAGCCGCTGGTGATCAGCGGGATCCGTCGCATTTCATGGCTCGGACGGACGAGCAGCACGTTCCGGCGATCCTTGTCGGCGTAAAAGTTGATTTCTTCCAGCGCATTCTTCATCAATGCGAACCGGTAGTCGTCTATGCCGGCAAGCAGCATCGGCGCATTCCGCTTTGCTGCTTCGTTCGCAAGCCAGACGCACGGCAGCTCCGGCGGGATCTCGACGGCATCGACAAAAGTCACAAGTCCGCGGGCTTCCCACTCGCGGAGCGGTACCTTGATCCGTTTCAGATCCGCGCATTGATTGCAGATCCATGTGTGCGAGATCCAGACATCGCGATCGCCGACACGCCAGAGCAAGCCTGCGCCGAGAAAGTCCGTCGTCTTCATGTAGTCGATGCCGATCACGCACGGTCTGCCGATCAGCTCCGCCTCCGGAATTTCCTGATTTGTGGCGAGGATATCCTCCCACGACGCGACGCCGTTCTCGCGGATTTTCGGCGGTCGGTTCATACGCTTCGTGATAAATGCGGTATTGCCTGCCGGATTGCGCTTGTACTCCGCAAACTCGGTGCGCATCTGTTCAAGCAGCGTCGGCAGATACCGCAGCGACGGATTTGCTTTGTGCCACATGCGCTCGTCATAGGCTTCCTCGTCCGCGTCGAGCCGGCAGATAAACACCAGCATGCCGTTGTCAGGCTCATCACCGTCGAGGATCGCTTCCGCGCGCTCGATTGTGTCGTCGAGCGGACCGCCGCGGACATCGCCGTCCGTTGTGGTCCATGTCTGCCGCGGGAAGCGCTTTTTGCCGAGTCCGGTCGTGGCAACCGTGATTAGCTTGTAGTTTTCATAGGCGTGGATCTCGTCGAGGTCGATCTTTCCAGGACGCGCGCCGTCTTTCGTCTTGCTGTTCGACGTCCGAAACTGGA